AAATAGAAGCACTTAGCAATATGCCGCAAAGGCTCACCAAAAAAAAGATGTCTTTTGCCAAGCATGTTGTGGCTGGTAAGTCTGGGACCCAGGCCGCAAAGTTGGCCGGCTACGGCAACACTCCAGCGTCCTATGCGGCCATCGGAAGTCAGCTCCTGCGCAAGGATCGGGAGGGCCGATACATCGACATGTCTCTTGATAAGTATTTCAAGGAGCTGCGTGGTGATACGGTACTGGCCAAGACCAACGGCGGTGCGGTAGCCAAGACGAACGGGCTTGCGGTGGCTGTGAGCTATGGTGACATTCTACAGCCAGACGACATCATGCAAGTACTGAGCTGCATTGCACTCGATGAAACGGTGACAACGTCAACAAGAGTGGACGCAATGAAGACTATGCTCAAGCAGTACAATGAGGACCGAGATAGAGAAGAGTGGGTGGACCGAGATCCAGAGGAATTGAGGGTGTACACTCAGACATTGCTTGGAATCAAGGTGGAGTTGGGCCAGTGATACCGGGATTAGATAGTTATTTGAGGCCGTTTCAGCGCTCTATTCTGGAAGACATGAGCCGATATCGCATTGTATTGAAAGCTCGGCAGTGTGGAATCTCCACTTTGATGGCGCTTGAGGGAGTGCTGACGTCAGCCGGCTTGCATGGCTATCCACACAACGTGCTCATTATCTCCAAGACTGACCGAGACGCCAGGGACGTGATTGACAAAGCCAAGCGTTGGCGTGAGATCTTGTGCTTGGACAAGCGTCTTGCGCAGCGGCTCAGGCTCTCCAAGTGCAACGAGCGAGCTCTACAATTCGAGTCAACTGGCTACAGGGTGGAAGCATCCACGCAGACCCAAGACGCCGGCCGGGGAAAGACGGCCCATCTGGTGATGGATGAGTTGGCTTTCCAACGATATGCCGATGAGATCATGACATCCGCCACTCCGGCCATCGAGTCCAATCCCAACTTGAGATTGACTTGCGTGAGTACTCCCAACGGAACTTTCAACAATAAATTCTGGGAGATCTGGAAGGATCGAGACACATTCGGACACTACTCCAGGCACCAGGTAGACATCCACAGGGCGGTGGCTGACGGTATGCCAGTTGACGTGGAAGAGCTCCGGAAGAGATACACCAGCGAACAATTTGCTCAAGAGTTTGAATGTCAGTTCATCGGCGCCGGCCAAGACTACCATCCAGCCGAGCTCTTGAGAGAAGCTAGAATTGAGAGACCATCTGGAAGCTCCAGAGTCATCTTGGGTATTGATATCGCCAGCGTAGTAGACAACACGGCCGTAGTGGTCTTGCGCCAGTTTGCAAGCGGTATGATGGTCTTTGGAGAGACTTATGAAGTCCAGGGATTGCCATACAAGACCAACATGGTCAACAAGACACTCGGTCAAGAGAGAGTCATCCACGCACTAATTGAGCACCACAACCCAGCTATGGTGATAATGGATTGCACCACAGAAGCGTCCGAAGTGCTGGCATTGCTTCGGCAGCTATGCGGGCAGCGCGTCATCCATGCTCATGTCTTTACTCAAGAGTTCAAAGCTACCTGGGTGCCACGGCTCAAGTTGGGGCTTCAAGATGGGTCTGTGAAGCTGGAGCACGCCAAGGACTTCGTATATTCCAGCCACGCAGCCAAGAGGGTGATGAGTGACACAGTGGATGTGAAGAATCCGAAGAGCTTTGTGAAGAGCTGCTTTCTTCCAAGCCACCGAGCCATCCTGGAGAAAGACTTTGGAACCGTCCACAAGAAGATGTTGTCCACCGGTCTCACGTTCGATTCACACCGATCCAAGACCGGCCACGGTGATTCATACTGGGCCGCACTGCTTGCATACTATGTAGCAAGAGGAGATGGGCGGCGGCGCATCACCAAAGCCAGAGCTCACCGGAGGGCTTGAGATCTCTTCAAATTAAATTCAAAAAGATGTTGACTCTACATCCCAAGAGATGTATGGTGTTGTTGTTGGACAGGCACCACGCAACAAGGAGACACACCATGCAAGACATCATCTGTACAGCTCACGAGAACTACCCATCAGACGGTCTCATCTCTTTTGATTTCCGGCTTCCAACTGGAGAGGATGCAGACACTCTTGTGGAGCATTGGGACGAATCGGCCGATGTGGATCTGTGCAATTCTGACGAGTTTGATCCAGACAGGGTTGCACGGTTGGCCGCATTGTACGGCTCAAAAGACCGGCTGATGGTTGCTATGGAAGAAGCAATCCAAGCAATCTCCAAAGAGTGTCCACACTGCTTCTGCGAATACGCGCCGCACCACCCAGAGCGAGTCCACAATTGCAGTGAGCACTGGGGCCACAACGAGTGGCAACGCTTCTCAGACTCAACAGAGACCTGTGTGGAGGTTCTCAAAGCCATCGTGGAAGTAGTTGGCGTGGCATTTCCCTGCTCCTATGAGACAGTCTGGGCTACAGACGCAAGCCGGGAGTGGGAGAACGGAGACAGAAGCCAAGAGGTGTTGGCAATAGCATGGACGAACACCAATGAAGATGAACTGTGGTGGGGCGGAAATACTCAACTCAAAAGGGGAAGCGCATGAACCACGGCAAACTCATTAAACAATATAGGACAGAGATGGGGTGGTCGCAGACCAAGCTGGCCAGCCTTTGTGATGTCAAGCAGCAGAACATTGCCAAGTATGAGACTGGGGCCAGAGCGGCCAAGGTGGAGACTCTCAAGAGGATATTTGACGCTCTTGGCTATGACCTGGTGATTGAAGTGGTGAAGAGATGATTGACATACTCACCCAAATGTTTAAACTAGTCTGCGAAGGTCACAGGACGTTACCACATGCAGACTCTCAAGAAGCTGGCCGCACAGTTCGGCATCTCATTCCAAGAGCCGATTGACTCAGCCACCTATACGCCCATCGAGCCGGAAGACCTTGCAATCAACATGGCAGAGATCGGAATCCCTGGAACCAGGTTCGGATGGGAGACTGACCGTTCTGAGTACAATGCCGAGCTCGGTCCATATGCTGTTCGGGGCATGTCTTCCAATCCTGGACTGTACGAGGAGCTGTGGAGATCAGAGCCACTTGTCAGAGACAGTGTCAGCTCTTATCAGGAGCTTCTTGCAGAGGGACACTGGGAAGTCCATGTTCCAAGCGAAGCGCCGCCAAAGGTGCAGGCATTTGCCAAGTGGCATGAGCGGAAGCTGATGAACATCGACGGCGGATGGCCGGCGTTCATTGACTCCGCTTCCAGCTTTCTCATCTTCGGCTTTGCTCTCCACGAGATTGTCTGGGGCGCTGATGATGGTCGAGCATACATTCAGAAGCTGGCATTCAGAGAGCAGTCCACCGTCTCCGGCTGGATCGTGGAAGATGGCCGGGATCTGATGGGTGTCCGGTTTGAAGCCGGTGGCCAGTATGCCAAGAACTACACAATTCCCAAGTCCAAGCTTCTCTTGAATAATGTCGCTGCCCGCGGCTTAAACTATGAGGGCGTGCCACCACTTCGAGCGGTTGTCCGGTATATCCAGCTCAAGCAGATTCTTGTTCAGTGTGCTGGTGCCGCAGCGGAAAAGTACGGTTGTCCGGTGACGTATATACGCACTGACAAAGACTTTCTTGATAAGCTGCCAGGCTTTGCTCCAGATGATGCAGATATCTCCGCGACAACTCGCGCAATGACATCAATGAGGGCCGCAGAGCTTGGGGTCTTTGAATTGCCGGACGGGGTGCTTGCAGAGATCCAAGCGCCACCGGGGCAGATGCCGGATCTTCTGGATCTCATCCGCTATGTGGATGAGCAGATCGCAGCTGTATATAGCAACGAGGGCGGTCTGCTTGGATTGTCCAGCGCTGTTGGATCATACGCCTTGGGAGAGGTCAAAGAGCGGGAGACACTGCGCACCATCCCAGCTTATGCGCGGAGGATCTCAGAGCCAATCAGCAACATTCTGAGAGCTCTTGCAATTGAAGAGTTCGGTGAGCTTGAATACTATCCAAAGTTGGTCTTTCGTTTTGACGGTCTCAGAGACAAGGGCCGCTTCATCGATGACTTGGCAAAGCTCTTCCCCAATACGCCGTTGACAGAATGGCCGCAACCTTTTCAAGCCGCGGTCTACAAAGAGCTAGGAATTGAGCAAGAGGTCAAGCCGGATTCCATACCAAGGACCGATGGACCAGAGTCTCCCGCCGGCAGTCCAGAGGATGCCGCTCCAGAAGCGTCGCCAGTGGATCCAAGTATTTCAATCCGTATTGATGAAGACCGGGGATGAGGGCGAAGCAATGAAGACAGCCTATTCAGCAGTCAAAGACTTGGCAGAGCAAGACGTATTGGAAGCCGTCCAGATCTTTGCTGCTGGCCGCGTCTCTCACCCAGTCGGTGACTTTGTTGTTGATGACGAGTTCTGCCAGCTGATGTTGGAGAGCTTTGATCTGATGGCGGAGCGGGGATACTATCCACCAGTTCTCCAAGAGCACAACTCAGACGGCTGTGTTTTGGGTATAGTCAAGCGGCTCTTTGCAAAAGACGGCGGCTTGTTTGCTGACTTGGAGCTCGCGGCCGGAGTCTTGGAAGAAGTGGAGCAAGGCAAGCGGCGCAATGTTTCACCGTCTTTCTTTGATGAGTTTGAAGATACGCACAGCGGCCGGACGCTTTCCAATTTCTTGAGAGAGGTGTCGTGGGTCTCAGTGCCACACTTGAAGAATCTACAACCACCACAACAGCACTATACGATGTCAGAGAACGGACTAATCCAACGAGGGATTGAAATGGAAGAAGAGAAAGAGCTGATGGAAGAGGGAGAAGAGGAAGTTGATCGCATGGGTCTAATTGAAGACCGGATCTCCAAGATTGAAGAGTGGCTTGCAGAGCAAACCATGGCAGAAGAAGAAGTCAACGAAGAGATCGATATGAGCTCTCGGGTTGCTCAGCTGGAGCGAAAGCTTGCAGAAGCAACGGCCATCAATCAGATCAAGAGTGTTTACAATCTTGATGATGAGACCACCAAAGATCTTGCAGAGCTCGCACTCGACAAGCCGGAGCTATTCAAGCGTCAGGCGAAGCGACTTGCAGAGTCATCGATCAACCGACGTGGCCGAGAGATCGGATCAATCGGAGATGCTGCTGTCGGTTCAATCTCGATGGGAGAAGCCAGGCAGCGAGCAGCCAAGGCAGGATGCAAACCGGGATCACAAACAATTTCATGGATCCAGCAGAACGCGCCACAGCTTCTGCAATAACAAGGAGAGAGAGATATGAGTCAGAATCATACTACCGGCGCATTCTTGGCCGGAGCAGCTTTGGGTCGCTGGGCATTGTGTTCAATCAGTGGTGGAGATCTTATCGAGACAACAGGGCCAACAGTGCTTCCCATCGGAAATGTGGAAGACTCTTATGCAACCGGTGATCACACTAGCTGCAGAACGTTCGGCCGCACTTACTTGATTGCAGGTGGAACGGTAACAGCGGGATCGCTTCTGATGGTTTCGGCCACGGCCGGCGCTGTTGTGGACCACGATGGGGTCGCGGGCAAATACATCGTCGCGTTGGCACTTGCGGCCGGAACAACCGGTGACTTTGTCGATTGCATGTTGTGGGCTCAGGGAACGAAAGAAACTTAATCAAGACCAACAAGGAGAGAAGAAATGTTCAACACTGCAAACATCCCGCAGTTGGTCTTAGATGAGACCTTCCGCGGATTGGAAAGTGAGACTTCGAGTCTTGCAGATGAAGTGGCCAGTCGGTATGACGTGGCCGATATAGCTGGAGTTCTTCCAACTGCTCCCAGCATCAACAGTCTAGCTCAGCTCAGAGGCGGAATCGCAGAGGGTGCTCAGCCGCCAACTGAGATCATGGACTTCACGAGTACGAACTATTCCACACTCCGCTATGTCGGAGTGGGTGGAGTGGCTGATGGCGTCCGGATGAGTCTGGAAGCCATGAACTACTCACCACTTGAGACGATTGCCCGTCGGTGCAGGCAGCAGGCAGGGGCGGGAATCGATGCGCGGCTTAATACAGTTCTGTCCAGTGCAGTGCTCAACACTGCTGTGGCAGCGGCTGCTGGTGTCTGGAGCAACCCGGCATCCACTCCGCTGGATGATATCCAGACCGCGGTCCGGACTGCTGGATATCCGGACTCCATAGTTCTAGGGGACAATGTTAGTTTCGCTCTCCGAGAACACCCCGACTTCGTCGCTCGCTACTCCAACTTCTCTGGAGGAGCCATCTCGGAAGGGGAGCTAGCCAACGCTCTCAGGGGAATCTGGCCCAACTTCGTCAACATCACATTGGGTGGCCGGCTCTACAACAGCGCCAATCCTGCTGCGGCGGTCGTGGTGGCTTTCCAATTTGATGGGCTTGCCAGCATCTTTCACAAGTCCGATCTCGTCTTTGCAGAGATGGGCAGCGGGACGAGTGAGTCTCAGCGTGATATGAAAGCGGAGATTGAAGAGATTCGCTACACAAGACGTTGTGACTTAGTCAGACCGCACCAAGAAATGGGCGTTGTCTTAACGGGCGTAATCTAAACCAGGAGAAGAACGAAATGGGCATACATGTTTGGACATATATGCGGCCAATCCGCGTTCAGTCTTCTGCTGGTAAGTGGATGTTGGCTTATCCTTTCGAGGCAGTGGACATCTCACCGGATAACTTAGTCAAGCGGCCGGGGCTCAGTGCTCGGCTGCTCAGACCCAAAGAATACTTGGAAGCGATTCAAGACGCTCCAGATCCGATATTGAACGCTTGGCAGAAGTGGACAAGAGACGGCCATCCATCAAAGACGGCTAAAGATCTGAGAGAAGTCTTCACAGAAATAGTCGGCTCATCTCTACCAGGGATTGGCCGGAGTGAGCCGGCGGCGCCATCGTCGTCACTGTATGATGGGACCAGACTCCGCGACTTGCGAGTAGTATGCAAAGACCGGGGTCTTCCCACATACGGCGCCAAGGCAGATGTGATCCGCAGGTTGGAGGCTTCTGATGGCGGTGCTTGACTATGGAGTGACAAGTGCTCAAGTGGTGGAGCATCTGCCATTTGACAGCTCTCAGATCTCACCCACATCCAAGCCATTGTCCACGGCGGACATTGACAACTATTTCATTCCAGAAGCCAACGCCACCATCACCGGCATGTTGGACAAAGCCGGCATTGACCAGACTACTCTTGACGATGACTCGAAGCAGCAGATGCAAAGCGCCATCATCAACTATTGTATCATGAGGAGTCTGCTCAAGATCGGACAAACTGGGCCACTCTTGGACCAAGCCAGGGAGCAGTGGGATTCTGCTCTAAAGTGGTTCGGAGACCGGCCAAGCATAATCCCAGCAAGAGGCGTCAAAGCCACGAGCAACATTGACACCAGTTTTGACAAAGTGCCGGCAAAGTTCTCGGGCATCAACTTTCAATTCTGAGGTGGCCACATGGAAATTGACATCTCGGCAATGGATAGGATTCAAGGCAGACTTGAGGCTTTTGGGCGCCGGTCCAACGCTCCACATAGGATTGGTGGAGAGGTTGACAAGCTGGTTGCTTTATCTCTTGCGCGTCAAATGAAACGCAACCCAGTCGGTGACATGGGACGACTCGGGCCAAGTCTCATTGACGTCAATCATCCAGACCACATCTTTCGAAGCCAACGAGTGGGCGCCGGTTATGTCTTCACGATCGGCACCAGATTAAAGTACTCCTATCCATACAGAGCTTGGCGAAAGAAGCAGGGAAAGAAGAGTCACTTTCGAGCTCTCCCATCGGTGAGAAAGCAAGTGGGACAAAAGATGGTGGACTATATCTTGGACGGTAAGACATGAAGATTGAGATCACAGCCAACACCACGATTGCCTATAAGGGAAAGACTTATAAGAAGGGTGACAAGTTCAAGATCAAGAAGCAGGAGTGGGAAGCTTTTGCGCCATATGCCAAGAAGTTAGCTAGTGGGGACGATGAGTGAGCAAGAGTTTAGCAACAGCAACGCCGCGAATTGTGGCGCGGGTGATTGCAGTCCTACAGGCCAAGCTCTCCACTGAGCTCCCGGCCATTGGGGCGCCGGCTCAGCTATATCTTCCAGCACCAGAGACCAACGCATACTTTTCAATACCAGAAGAAGCGCGGCTGGATGAGCCGATGGTCCACAACACGGCCATCTACGTTTATCCATCTACCATTCGGAGAACGATACAACGCCGGCTCCAGGGTCCAACGGAATACGGATCAACAACAGAGGTTGGAATCGCGGTGGTGGTGGCTTTTCGGCTAGCGCCGCAAGACATCTTCCAGTATTTCAACAAGACAATCACGACGGCTGAGATCATGCAGCTCCGAGCGCACTACTACAACGCTGGAGTGATTGAGACGCTTCTCAAATATGCAATCAATCCAGACGATATCAACGATCTGATTCTGGAAGAAGAACAGGGCGCGGTCTCTTTCATCGAAGGAAGAGAGCTCGGTGGGATCGCGTTCAGTTCGTGGACAATGACGCAAGATACAAGATTACCAGTGCCGCAGATTGGCGCGGTGACATAAGGAGAATTGGCAATGAGCATCCTATCATCACGCTATGGAATAGCCATCTGTGAAGAAGAGTCTGTCTATGGGACCGATCAGGTCAACGCTGACATTGTAGCTGGGACCAACGCTTTTGTGTACCAGCCGTTTACGACTTGTGACATTACACCAGTGGCTGACCAGTATGAGCCGGACCAGCTCAGAGGTTCAGCTTCTGGAATCAAGCACACACAGATTCCGAACCACAACACAGTGTCTGTAACTTCTCCAATGCGTGGGAAGAGTGCAGCGGCAGGAACGGCTCCCAACTGGGCGCCATTGCTCAAAGCGGCCAACTTCTCAGAAACGGTCTCTCCTGGTGTGTCTGTGACCTATGCACCATCCACTGCTGCTGTGGCCGGCGCTTCCTTCTGGAAGTATGAGCGAGAGCTGGAGTCTGGTGACTATCGGGCAATCAGGGCGTATGGATGCCGCGGCTCGATGTCTTTTGACTTTGCCATCTCAACAGAAGCAACGCTGACATGGGATGGAATGAGCGCTTCATTCGATGACTTCACGCCGGCGCGGTCTTACTTTGCAGTTGATGGAACGCCGGCTCTTGACTACTCCGGAGGGGCCACCGGTGGCGCCAACACGGCCAGCTATCCAGACAAAGACCGGTTGATCTGTCAGAATGCCACTGTCACCATCGGCGGGAATAGCTATCCAATCGCTAGTCTTTCGTTGGATATGGCTTGGTCGATGTCACCGGTGCAGGTGATGCTTGGCAGTCCCACCACCTCCAAGGTGCTCTTGACCAGGGCCGCGGCTTCAAGGCCGAATGGAACCTTCCAATTGGTTGACGGTGACACGGCCTACAGTGACGCCTTGGCAGATTGGCAGTCATCGGGAGAGATGGCCGCAAGTCTCGTTTTTACCAACACCACAGACACGATCACATTCACGATCCAAAAGATGCAGGTGGGCCGACCAGGGCCGGCTGATGTTGGCGGATTGAGAGCTTGGGACATTCCTTTCTTTCTCAACGGATACAGCAGCTTGACGGGTGATGATGAAGTCTCAGTCGTGTTTACATAAAAGACTTGAGGTCAATGACCATGAGATCTTTTTCTTCATCCCGCAAACGGCCAGAGAAGTCCTTGTGTGGAGTGTCGAGATCTGTGGGCCGGCTATACATGACGGCGCTCTCACACCAGCTGCGGTGGCGGCTATGGCGCGCTGGCTCTCGAATTATGCGGACGGCTGGGAAGCTACGGAGCTCTTGCGAGACTTCGAGACTGAACACCTAGTCACGATGGGCAACGCTGTTGTCCAGGCCGCAAGTCTTGCGCCGGATGTGTTGTCCGGAGTGCGCCAGGCATTGCAGGTATCAACCAAGGCCATGGACTATGATTCAGAGTTGGCCGAGCGGCCATGTGAATGCTTGGCTTGCACTGGCAAAGAAGACACAGATGAGCGCTGCTTGTTTGCTGGTGTTCCACCATTCTCAATGACGCTGGTGGGGCTCAGACGGCTGGCCGAAAGTCCAGAGCTCTTGGATGCGCCGTGGTGGGTGTATCAGCTCAGAGTCCAACTTGATGAAGCTGTTGCGCTTGGGATGGCCGGCGCCAGACAGGGAGCGGAGAGGGAGCGGAGAGGCCAAGAGAGATCCAAAGAGATCCGCAAGAACATCCTTGGAAACGTGAGCTGGTAACATGGCGCAAGATCGAGAACATAAAATCAAGTTGGTTCTCACCGGTGATGCCGAAAAGGGTTTCAAAGTTCTCACTACTGAGACCAAGAAGGCTCGAAAAGAGCTCAAGAAGCTGGAGCAGGGTTCCAACAAAGTTGGCTCATCTCTTCGAAAGATGCACGACTCCATCATTGTTGGAAAAGAGCTCTTCGGAAAGATGTCAGGCGCCATCCAGAAAGTGCGCCAGTCCTATATTGACATGCAGCGCGTTCAGAAGAGACTGACTTTTGGTCTTGAGTCGATGGGGCTCAGTGCGGACAAAGCAAAGCGGAAAGTTCAAGAGCTCAATCTAGCCTTCGAAGACAGTGCAAGGAAGACTCTCTTTTCCGTTGAAGAGCAGTCGAGAGCTTTTGACGTCATCCTTCGTACCACCGGGGATCTTGAAGGGGCCATGGGGCTCTTGGATCTTGCGATGGATGGAGCCACCAGGACAGGCAAGGATCTCAGTGATGCTTCAAAGGGTCTGGCAGAAGCTTTTACAGGAGACCTTGGACCGCTCAAGGAAATGGGTCTTCTGACCGCAGAACAGATCAAGCATTTCAACACAATCACAGACTCCACAGTCCGGTGGCAGAGAGCGCTTGAGCATTTAAAGCCAAAGCTGGACGGCGCCAGGGATTCAATTGACGAGACCACCAAGAGCTCCAAGAGACTGGAAGCAGATGCTGACAAGCTGCTTGGAGCATTTGGGAAGCTGACAGTCAACATTGGAGAGGCCAGTCTGGCGATGGCCGGCTTTGGGACTGAATCGGGGAAAAACCAGACGGCGCTGGGAGAATTTGCGGATACACTGACCATAGCGTCGGATAACATGTTGACCTATGCCAAGAACGCATCTCTCGCAGAGATTGCTTCAGATTGGTTCACAGAAGCAACCAAGGCAACAACGATTGGACGAATTGCACAGTGGACGGGGCTTTGGCAGCCAGGCAGCGCAGTGGATAAGAGACTGCAAAAGATAGCAGAAGAACAGCGCAAAGCTCCCAAGCCTAAACCCAAAGCACCAGGCGCCGGGGACTTTCTGACCTTCGGGCCATCTTTGCCAGGAGCTTCTCCAGAAGACACAAAGAAGAAAGGCCAATCTCTCAGTCAGCAGCTGATGGCATTTGCTCCAAAATCGACCGGGAGAAAGGAAGAGATCTCAGACATCTTTGGTGCTGAGTTTGAAGAGCCAAGACAGAGAGAGGAGCGGGCTCAGAAAGAGTTGGAGATCTTGAGGGAGACCAATGAAGCCGAGAGAGTCAGGCTTGAGCTCAAGATGCAGCTTGCAGATATTGACCAGCAAGATCTTTCCACGATGGAGAAGCGGCTGGAGATTGAGAAAGCGCTGCAAGCTGCAAAGTCCAAGATGGACACCATTGACGCCAAGACTTCAGAGCGCTCCAAGAAGTCTAGCGAGAAAGCTGCAAACCAGAGGAAGTCTCAAGCGGAAGCCATCAAGATGGCTCAGCAGCAGCAGAACGCGGCAGTGATGGCCGGAGTATCTGGAGCGATTACGCTAGCAGACACGGTGATTGAGTCTGACAGAGCGGTCGCTGGAATCAAGGCGCTCTTTGAAACGGCACAGGCGGCGGCCGCATACCCAGATCCAGTTGGCATGATACAGCATGGAGTGGCGGCGGCTCAATTTGCAGCAATTGCCGGGGGCTCCGGTGGTGGTGGAGGTGGCGCCGGTGGAGGTGGTGGCGGATCAATGAGAACGGTGGGCAGCTCTTTGTCTCAATCAAGCGGCCGTGAGAATGCGCGGATCTTCGCGGAAGAGCTGGCAAACTCTCAGAACGTATCCAGACCGATCCAGATCAATATTGACATGGGCCAGGCCGTCACATTGGAAGACAGTCAATCCACAGCGCGGCGCATTGCCACAGCTGTAGAGTCAGCACAGACCAACCAGATCAGGACGAGTTGACGCTATGCCACTCTTTTCAACAGACCGATGGTTTGCGCCGGTGACAATTACCACTGGTGTCAATGACGTCATCGAAGCCAGGGAAGTATTGCCGGGGCCGGTGGTCTCCAACTTCACAGTCACAATCCCAGCTGGGACTTACTATTGTTTTGCAGACCCAGCGCCGGCTGGATACTCTTCACTTTATGCCGAGCTCGCCATACAGTTTACGGCCGGCAGCCCCAATGGCGCGGTCTATACGGTGGCCCATGCAGACCCAACAATCTCCACTTTTGCCAAGCTCTCATCTGTGAGTCTCACGGCCACCGGTGGCGGTCTGCTCTTCTTCAGCTATCTCTTCAGTGTTGGGACGTTCAACTTTGATTCTGTGCTGCTCGGGTTCAAGCTAGCGGAGACCGTGGACAAGACATCAACGGGACCGGTTGGTCTGCAAGTCTTGGCCGGTGAGTATACATGCTCAGGGATCTGGACGAGTCCGAGCGGGGCCATCCGCAAAGACAGACGGCCAGTCAACATCCAAGCAAGATCTAAAGGGCTTGAAGACTCCACGGTGGAGAATAGGTGGTTCACAAAGTCAATCAGACACCAGCGCTATGAGTATGTGCCAGCGGCTCATGTGAAGCCCAACAGATGTGAGTATCTGGATTATGTGGCAAGCTCAGAAGGCTTGGCGCAGTTCGATGCAGGCAACGCTTTCCAAGATATCTGGTCAGATGGGTTGTCCAAGTATGTTGACGTCTTCATACAGCAAGAGGGCGGAGCCACTGCGGCGGATGTAACAGATCCATATGATGTGGTTCGGGTCTGGGGCGCCAAGAATGCCGCGGATGACTTCAACAATGTTGTCTCTATTCAGCGGATGGCCGGTGAGTACTACTCAATCGATCTGCTCTTGTATCGCAAGACGTCATCGACATATACATTCTGAGGTCTAGCTGTGGCGTTCCAGCGCATTACATTAGGGATTCAGATAGAAGGGATTGGAGACACTTCCGGCTTGCAGACTTTGCTTGGGACAATGTTCTCCACTTCTCCCATCTCCAATCCAGCGGCGCCGCTTCACAACTATGAGTGGACCGCAGTGCTGGCAGCAGTGCCGGCTTCCATATCGTCACGAGTTGACCCGTTCACCGGTGACTTTGATCTTTCGGCTTTCACTTTCGAGCTTCAAGCAACTCCAGATGTGATTGCTCGGTTGATACCAATCCAGCGCATTGCGCCAGGGTCTCTCTTTGCAGCTCTTCCAAGCGGCTCGGCTTCCATGTTTACTACTCCACCGGGGCAGTATGCGGCGGGTGATCTGGTGTGGATAGAAGACGAGACCATCCGCTTATCGGCGCTGCTGGGTACAACGGCAGATAGTGATCAGTGGCTTGTTGTTCGCCAAGTCTGTGAGAGTGATGAGACAGACCATGCAGCGGGTGTGGAAGTTTACAGTCAGCCGCCATATATGCGCGGACGAGTGATCAAGCTCTTCCGTATGTTTGATGAGGCGGCGCCGGTAGTGATCTGGTCCGGAGTCTTGGATAACGTCCAGACTGATGCAACACAGACGATCTTGAAGTTGGTCTGTGTGGAGCTCTTGCGTCAGCTAACAACGGCCAGCGGCAACACAGAAAGCCGGACGTTCCAGCGCGGCACCAGAGATCTTGAGAGTAACTACAATGGGGAGTCAATCGGCGGCGCTCTCAGTGTGCCGGTGGGTCATGTCCGGGTCTTGCCCAACTACTCTTTTGCATATGTGATGGGAGAGATCGAGGGAGCCAACTACATCTTCAAGGGCATCTACTTCCCAGGGCTTGAGGGCTTGAGAGTTGGGCAGATTATTGATCTTGGTGGTGGCAATTACCAGATGACCGGAAACACGCCGGTCTTGCTCGGTGGTCCAATCACGCGGGAAGGTGAGATCTACGATGGTGCTCTTGCTGTCTCTTATACACATCTGACGCTGCCGACGATCTTACGC